TCAGATGCGCATGGTGTGGCTTTGCCATAAAAGAGATCGAGATCGCGGGGGAGATTATGGGACAGTACATCGACTACGAAACGCACCAGCGGGGAGATATCAGCGTAGTCTTCTGTAGTGAGTGCTGGAAGAATATCAAAGACAGACAGAATGAAACCATGATGACATCTATCCAGCGAAGGAAACGAGCATTCGGTGGGGATCAATGATCACTGATACCTATAAGAAGTTATCACCGGATGACGATATAGCAGGGTATGATAGTGAGGGTGGCCCCGTCTATTGGTCTGATATTTACAATCCTAAGAGGGTTGAGCATTACCTGAAACATCCTCTTGAGGTGAAATAAATGTGGGATAATAGGATTATCAGCAGCGGCACGATGGACCCGCTCGATCTCATACCAAACCCTAAGAACTGGCGTAAACATCCGAAAGGACAAGCGCAGGCATTGGAAGGCGCACTTGACGAGATCGGATGGATACAGGATGTCATAGTAAACCAGAGAACCGGAAAACTATTAGACGGACACCTAAGGGTAGAGCTTGCAAAAAAGAAAGGTGAAACCAAAGTCCCGGTAAAATTTGTTGACTTATCCGAAGAGGAAGAGGCGAAAGCCCTGTTAATCCTTGACCCGATCAGCAGCATGGCAGAGGCAGATAAGGATCTGCTCAAGGCCCTCATGGATGAAGTCTCTACGGATAACGCCGGAATTGGAAAACTGATCGAGAGTTTAGCCTCCGATTACAAGATCGCAACCAAGGAAGCACATGAGGATGACTACGAACCGCCGGCAGAGATCGAGACTGATATAGTAAGGGGGAACATTATCCAGCTCGGCAGGCATCGCGTCATGTGCGGGGATTCAACGAGTAAGGAAGATGTCGAGTGGTTGATGGACGGGAAGAAGGCGGATGTGTGTGTTACATCTCCGCCGTATCCTGGAGCAGAAATGTGGGGTTTATCTGAAGAAGAACTTATCATGATAGGGGATACCACCCTTAAAATTTTAAAGGAAATAATTAAATCAGGATCCGCTCTCTGTTGGAATACATCAGATACCCCACGGGGTAATGAAGGAGTATCCTGCAATGTCGCGAGAGATACAATAACTGCTTTAAATCTTGGGTGGGTAAAACGGGCAGAGATAATATGGGAGAAGGGATTATCTTATCTCCCTGCACCTTGGAACACCCGAAGGCCAACAGTTCCAAACCAAACGCACGAAAGTATTTTAGTATTTTTTAACGGTGAGAGAAAACCCCTTGAGAAAGAGGGAAATTTATCAAATGAGGAGTTAGGGTGGAATAGAGAAACAATTTGGAAAATTAGCCCTGCCAAAGCCAAAAAAGAAAAACATATTGCCCCATATCCATTCGATTTAGCGATAAGATGTTTATCCTTGTTTAGTTGTGAAAAAGGGTTATCTTATGATCCCTTCCTCGGTTCCGGCACTACCCTGATCGCCTGTGAACAGCTTGATCGGATCTGTTATGGTATGGAGATCAGCCCACAATACTGTGAGGTAATATGCCAGAGATGGGAAAAACTCACAGGTAACACAAGGCAGCTTGTTAACGGGGTTAACACATGACCGCAGGTATCCGAATCGACATGAAGAGACTTGAGGACGCCCTGCGCCAGACTCACGGGAACTATCAACTCTCCGCAAAGATGCTCAGCTGCACCCGGGAGGCAATCTGGAAGAGGGTACAGAAATCAGAACGGTTACAGGAGATCGTCAGGGATGAGCGTGAGGGGGTTGTTGATGTCGCAGAAGGGGCACTACAACGGGCAGTACTCAACGGTGAGGCATGGGCCGTCCAATTCACTTTAAGGAACCTTGGAAGAGATAGGGGGTACTTCGAGAAGTCACAGCAGGAGATCACCGGCAAGGACGGCGGGCCTGTTGAAGTCAGGACCATGACAGATGAAGAGGTTGAAAAGAAAGCGAGGGAGATCCTTGAGCGGCGCAAGTGATACCGATATCCTATATGAGTATGCCACCCGGTGGACGTTCTTAGCACACCCCGGCCAGATCCCGCCGAAAGATAAGTCTTGGTTCTGTTACCTGATGAGGTCAGGCAGAGGCGGGGGTAAAACAAGGTCCGGAGCAGAATGGATATTGGAGAGGGTCCGGGACGGATACACTCATATATCACTCATAGGCCAGACAGCCGCAGACGTCAGGGATACAATGGTTGAGATCGGCCCCTCGTCTATAATGAAGATCGCCAAACCAGACGAGCGCCCTGATTATGAACCCTCAAAGAGGCGTCTTACCTTCCCGAACGGGGCAATAGCCACCACATTTACAGGGGAGGAGCCGGATCAGTTACGTGGTCCAGCCCACGATACTTCATGGGTAGACGAGCTTGCCAAATTCAAGTACCCGCAGGAAACCTGGGATAATATGGAGATGGGGTTAAGGCTTGGACCGAACCCACAGGTATTTGTCACCACTACCCCGCGGCCAATTCCAATTATCAAACAACTTGTCAAAGAAACTACAACTATCGATGTGAGGTTCAGTACAAGCCAGAACGCTGATAACTTATCCCCGTTATTCCTGAAACGGATCATGGATAAATATGCCGGGACACGACTCGGAAGACAGGAATTAGAGGGGGAGATCCTTGATGATAACCCATATGCCCTCTGGCAGCGGGACATCATAGAAAACCTCCGGGTAGATAAACATCCGCCACTGATACGGATAGTGACAGGTGTAGATCCTGCTGTCAGCTCAGGCGAGGAATCAGCAGAGACAGGTATCTTAACCGTCGGCCTTGGTGCGAACGGTCATTGTTACGTCCTGGAGGATGCAAGCCTGCATGGTACTCCTAATGAATGGGCGCTGGCAGTATCCAGAACATTCCACCGGCACCAGGCGGATCGGGTAGTCGGTGAAGTGAACAACGGCGGCGATCTTGTTGAAGTTAATCTAAGAACGGTAGATCGGAACATCCCGTTCATGGCAGTCCACGCATCCAGAGGTAAGATCATACGGGCCGAGCCGGTAGCCGCCCTCTACGAGCAGGGAAAGGTCCACCATGTCGGCACGTTTCCACAACTTGAGGATCAGCTATGTGAATGGGTCCCCGGCGAGAAGTCACCGGATCACATGGACGCCTTGGTATGGGCTGTGTGGGCTTTGACTGATATGGGACAGGATGAAGAATACCATGAGATCATAATCTATGATGATGATTACCAGATTTCACCAATTTAAGGAGATACAATGACGAAAAAGAAACCGACATTACGGGAGGAGGTAGACAGGCTTCGTGAGGCGGTTGTCTCAAGTGAAAACAACCAGGAGATGCTCGAAGAAGCCCTATCTGTCCTTGAAACACAGCTGCAGGAACAGGGCTGGATCCAGCTCTTCGGCGGCGGTAAGGAACTATCGAAGAGTGCGCTGAATACCTTGTATGATCTTGGCAGGGCGTATTGGCTTAAGAACCCACTGATCCGGAGATCCGTAGAGGTGCAATGCCTGTATGTCTTCGGCCAGGGCATGACGATCAAGGCGGACAACGAGCCGGTAGATCTGATCATTCAAAGATTCATCAAGGACCGGAAGAACTACACTGTCTTAACATCGCATCAGGCATGGGTGCAGAACGAGCGTGATCTTGAACTGTCTGGCAATCTCTTCTTTGCACTCTTCACCACCCCGGCAACCGGCAGGGTGATCGTCCGGACGATACCATTCTATGAAGTAAGCGAGATCATCACCAACCCCGAAGACTCGAATGAGCCGTGGTATTACAAGCGTGAGTTTGCAGAGGTGTTATTTAATCAGGACTCAGGCGTCACCACACAAAAAGGCCACATAGAATATTATCCAGACTGGCGATACTGCCCGGATGACAAACCCACAGAGATCAACAGGCACCCAGTCAACTGGGACGCCCCTGTTTACCATGTTAAAACCAACTGCCTGCCTGATATGAAGTTTGGCGTATCAGAACTGTATGCCAGCCTTGATTGGGCGCAGGCGTATAAGCGCTTCCTTGAAAACTGGGGTAAACTTACAGAGGCGTATGCACGGTTCGCCTGGGGTATAACCACCAAGGGCGGCGCTGCGAAGGTTGGCGCTGCAAAGGCCCGGATGGAGTCGTTACTTGGAAAGACAGATCCGAACTCAACCGGGGACCTCGAAAGTGTCAGCAGGGCGAAACAACTACCCGTAGGTGGATCATTCATCTCAACCGAAGGCGTGCAGCTCAATGCGATCAGGACGCAGGGCGCAACCACCTCATCCGAAGACTCAAGAAGACTCATGTTAATGGTAGCCTCAGCGTCAGGTGTGCCAGAGCAGATCCTGACAGGGGACCCAAGCACCGGCAACCTTGCAACCGCGAAGGCAATGGAACGGCCATTAGAGTTACAGTTCAGGAACCGGCAAACCCTCTGGATGGATGTCTGGTGGGATCTCTGCCAGTACATCATCGACCAGGCGATCAAGGCCGGGTCCCTGCCCGGGCGTGAAGTCACCGACGACTACACCGAAGAGATAACCTACATCCTCGATGATGAAGGAGATCGGACCGTAACGGTAACCTTCCCCCCACTGCTTGAGCATGATGTTTTACAAACTGTTCAGGCGATCATCTCAGCCGCAACCATCGACAATAAAACACTGGCCGGCACGATGGACCGGAAAACACTGGCAGAGCTCTTGTTAAAGGCTCTAAAAGTTGAGAACGTGGAAGAGATCCTTGAAGGGTTGCCGGGTGAGCCACAGTATGACAGGATCACCGCACCGCCTGCACCGGACATGGGTGGCTTCGGCGGGATTGACTACACGCAGGAATCCTATGAAAACCTGATGCAGACGACCATCAAGGAAATGCAGAACGCCGCCCGGAAGCTGGAAGAATCTGATGAGGGCCAATGGGTAACGATCAACGGAAATCATATCTTACTCGGGGATGACGGCACGATCAAACAGGGCTTCGGCAAAGGTAAAACCCCTGACGAGGCATTTGGGAAGGATGCCCCCCTGACGGGTAAAAGTGACAAGAAACCTAATAAAACCCCCCCTAAGAATATTCCCGCCAGAAAACCAGAGGAGATCCACAAGGAGTACAAATCATTATACCAGAAAAAAGGGCTTGATACACAATTATTAGATGCTAATTATCCAGACGATGAGCTGGACTCTATGGGAGTATACCAAGGGTCAGGATATAAGGCAATTAATGGACATTTACGCGGGGATGCAAATGCCCCAAAATTAAGTGATCCTGTTGAAGGCCATATCAAGAATATTAATTCAGCAATAGACCGATGCCCTGCACCAGATGGGATGCCGTTATATAGAGGGGTATCTGGATCTGCAAGTGTAAGTCTTGAGAATGCAAAACCGGGCGATCTCTTTGAGGATAAAGGCTTCCAAAGTTTTAGTGCAGATCCAAGCCAGGCAAAATATTGGACTAAGGGGGAAGCAGGTAAAAAGAGGGGAGTGATGGTGCAGTATATTACCGGACCAAAAGATAAAGCATTACCATTATGGGGCGGGGAAGACCCCGAAGAAAGTGAACTTGAATTTTTACTAAAACCAGGAAAATTCAAAGTCATGGGTACAACCAATTATGAAAACATGAAGGTGATCCAGCTTGCCGCAGCGTGATAAAGAACGATTTAACGGCGAATATAACATTATTGGCCACGAAGAACCGACAGAGGACGAGATCAAAGAGCACAAGCGCCGCATGGAAAAGGCATTAGGACATATCCCTGACACGGATGAAGATGAAACCTAAATACAACCTGAAACCACTGATCGAAGCCACGAAGACATACAACAGGCTTAAAGGTATCAGGGATACCGAACGGCAACTAAGATACTTCGAGGCCCGGGCTGCAAAGGAGATCGCGGAAGTATTGAAGGAACAGCGTGATGCAGTCCTTGAGAACCTCGAACAGTATAAGCACTACTTCACCGAAGAGGTCCAGCGTGATATGGATCACATCTTCAATACTGTCAATTATTTTACATTCAACAGGTTCAGGGATGTGATCATGCGATATCGTTTGATATCAGCTAAAATCGCGGAGGATTCAGTATCGTCCACGATCGGCATGGATACCACGTTTGACAAGTATGATGCAGGAGCATACCAGGAATTAGAGCGGACGGCAGCCGAACGGGTGACTGGTATTAATGAAGTAACACGGGACCGCATCAAGAAGATTATTCTGAACGGATACGAACAGAAGAAGACATACGCACAGATCGCCCGCGAGATCGAAGCGGAATACGACTACATGGCAACACCCGCCCCACAGCGACATGTCAGGAACAGGGCTGAAATGATAGCGATCACAGAGCTCCGGGACGCCCATGAACGTTCACAGGAGAAGATGATCCAAGGGTTCGTGGATAAGGGTTACGAGATGGAGAAGACATGGCTCACTGCAAAGGATGAGAGGGTATGCGATCTCTGTGCTGCAAATGCCCGGGCGGGATGGATTGATGCACACTCACTCTTTCCTACGGGGGCGTATATCGCCCCACAACACCCTGTTTGTCGTTGCCGGACTGTATATCGTGTAAAGCCGGGAACGTTAGGCCCCGCCAAAGCATCAGCAGGAGCGTGATACATTGCCAGAGATCTACATCAGGGAACAGGACAAGATCAGAGCCGCAATCCAGAGACTTGAGCGGAGAACCCTCTCACTCGAAAGGGAGAACGAGACATTAAGAAAGCGACTCGGAGATCTCGAATTGAAGAAGGTTGCAGCACCACGGAAGAAAAAAGAATGAACCATAACGCCCGCCCGCCAAGATA